AACAATCAGGGGCAGATCGATCAGGTCAAGGTGCGGCTCGGGAATGTTTCGCGGTTGCTTCAGCTGTATCTGGAACAGTTCGATCTACGCGGGAAAAAGGTCACGATCCGCATGGTCTGGGCCGACCAGCTGGCGGATCCGGACGCGCATATGGATGACGTTTTCTATATCGACAGCTATACGGCAGACCAGAAGAACGTGGAGTTTACCTTGACCGGCAAGTTCGATGTTCTGGGTGTTGATCTGCCCGCGCGCAGGTACGCGCGAAATTACTGCGCGTGGAAGTTCAAGTCGTCCGAATGCGGGTATATCGGAGGAGAGGTTTCATGCAACAAAACCAAACAGCGGTGCAAGGTGCTGGAGAATTATCAGCGGTTCGGGGCGTTTCCGTCCGTGCCGACGCGACGGATTTACGTGATGTAGAAAAGGCGGTCATCGGGAAGTATCTTGGGATCCCGTACCGCCACCGGGGCCGGACGATGGACGGTCTTGACTGCTGGGGGTTTCTAAAGCTCGTCTATGCGGATCTTGGTTACAGGCTTTTCGATATTGAGGATCTGGAATACAGCAGGGTGTGGGGATTAAGCGGCAAGGATTATTTCAAGGAGCATTACGGCCACGATTGGGATCGAGTCGAAGTGCCTCAGGTTTTAGACGGGGTGCTGTTTGTTAATTCGAGAGGCGTGGCAAACCATGCAGGGATCGTTCTTTCGAGAAGGCGTTTTATCCATTGTTGCCGTCAGGGTGTCGTGGTGTCGCGGCTCGATGACGTGTCGTGGAAAACAAAAACAGAAGGTTTTTACAGGTTAAGAAAATGATATCCATCCGTAATATCGACAATCCGTTTAAGCCGGAAGAGGCGCAGGTTCTGGAGTTTACTTATTCCAGAAGCAAATCCGTGCGTGAATATCTCGATAATTCTGGGTTCGATTACAAAGACAAGCGGGTCATCGTTACTGGAAAGCGGGTCGAAGATCTGGATTCGCGCATTGAAGAGGGCGACGAGATCGTGGTCGCGCCGGAGGTCAAAGCGCCGGTTGTGGCCGTTGTTTCGTTTATCATCTCGGCAGTCTGGGCGGCCGCGGTGGCGCATCCGTTTCTTTTCACGTTCTTTGTGCTTTCCATGGGCTATTCGATTTATCAGTACATGAACCAGCCCAAAATGCCGGATTTTAATCTCGGCTCAAGCGGCATCGATGAGGGATCGCCTACTTACGGCTGGGACGGCGTGCAGACGATTCAGGAAGTCGGCGTACCGGTGGCAGTGGTGTACGGCGAACACCGCGTCGGCGGGAATATCATCAATCAGTTTTTATGGGAAGACGGGGACAAGCATTATTTGAACGTGCTTCTGGCGATCTGCGAAGGCGAGATCGAATCGGCAGAGAGTATTGAGCTTAATAATAATCCTATCGACAACTTCGAAGGCGTGACGGTCAGCAAGCGGTTTGGTACGAATTATCAGAGCATGATCCCGAATTTCGAGGATCTGCATAATGTTTATCCGGTCAGCGCCAACCTCACGCAAAACAATCCCTACATTTACACCACGGTCGATGCGGACGTGGAAGCGTTCGAGATCCACCTGAGGCTTAATAACGGGCTGTATCAACAGAATTCAAGTTCCGGGGATATCCAGAGCTGGAGCGTTACCTACCGGGTGGAATACAAAGAGCATTCGGCCGGGACGTACATCGATCTTGGGGAGACGGCGATTTCGGCGCAGTCGCGTTCATCGGTCAGACGTATCTTCCGCAAGGACGGTCTTACGCCGGGTCAGTACGATATTCGCATCACCCGCACCAGTGAGGACAGCTCGCTTCAGCCGTTAAAGCAGGGCGATCTTCTTTTGTTTCAGATCGATGAGATCAAAACGGATGATTTGAGCTATCCGAACACCGCGCTTTTAGGGCTTCAGCTTCTGGCGACCGATCAGCTTTCCGGATCGATGCCGAATATTACTTCGATTGTTAAAGGACGGAAGGTGCCGGTTCCTGACGTTAGAAACGGCACGGATCCGGTCGATTGGGATGATTATTACTGGGACGGGGCAGATTACCGACTGCTTGTGGACGACACCTTGCTTTCGTGGGACGGGGTATCGTTTGCCCAGAGGTATTCGGCGAATCCGGTCTGGTGTCTCAGGGATTTCATTATCAACAGCCGGTTCGGTCTGGGTGAATTTATTTCATCGGAGAATCTGGATCACGCTTCGCTTCTTGAAATGTCGCAGTATTGCGAGGAGAGAGTACCGGACGGACAGGGCGGATACGAGAAACGTTTCCGCATGGATGTGGTGATCGACAGCAATAACAAGGCGCTTGATGTTTTGATTCAGCTTTGCGCTACGTTCAACGCCATGCCGGTCTACAGCGCGGGCGGTCTGGCGTTCAAGATCGACCGGCCGACAACGCCGACCCAGCTTTTCGGTATGGGCAGTATCGTCAAGGATACCTTCGCTCAGAGCTGGAAAACCTTGAAAGAAGTTCCGAATGTCATTGAGGTGCAGTTTACCGATAAAGAGAAAAACTATCAGCAGGAGACGGTCGCGTACATCGATGAAGAATTGCTGGCGTCCGGCGAACCCATGCGCAAGAGCCAGATCCGGCTTTTTACGACAAGGGCAAGTTATGCCATCCGTGCGGCGCGTTATGCCTTGAAGGTGGCGCGGTATATCAATCGGTCGGTGTCGTTTAAGGCGGGGATCGACGCGGTGGCCTGTCAGGCAGGGGATATTATTTCGATATCGCACGATGTTCCACAATGGGGATTTTCCGGCCGGGTGCAGGAAGGCAGTACAGCCGTGCTTGTTAAATTAGACCGAGAAATGGTTATCGAGGACGGCAAGTCGTACAAGATTCAGGTTCGGTTTGCGGACGATACGATTGAGGAGAGTCTTATCACATCGCCGACCGGAACGCATACGGAGGTTTCGTGTGAAGCGTTCCCGCAGGACCCGCAGGCTTTCGATGTTTACGCGATTGGGGAAACAAACAAGGTCAAAAAGGATTTTAGAGTTGTTTCGATTCAGCGCGAAGGCAAGAGCGAGGTTCAGATATCTGCGCTGGAATATAACGAAGCAGTTTATGACGATTCGGACATTATCTTGCCGCAGAACAACTATTCGTCTTTATCAAGCGAGATTCCGGCAGTCAGCAATCTCAGCTTGACCGAATCGCTGGTTAAGAAAACAGACGGAACGATCGAGAACGCGATAGATGTCTGGTTTGACCGTCCGGCCTATGTGGATCATTTCGTTAAGTCATACGCCAAGGCAAAGATTTATATCAGCGACGATGACGGTTTAAGCTGGCGCGCGCGGGGCGAAACGTCCGGCACGAACTTTCGTATCATCGGGGATATCGTCGATCATCAGACCTACAAGGTGAAGGTGACGTCGCTGGATTCTTTGAATGAGGAGAGTTCGCTGGCTTCTGCGCCTGAAAGCACCATTACGATTGTTGGTAAATCGGCCCCGCCTTCGGACGTGCCGTCGTTTCTGGTTAACCGTAACCGCGACATGCTCTATTTCGGATGGACGCCGATTCCGGACGTGGACGTTTGGGGGTATGAGCTCCGGCGAGGTCTTGATTGGGAGAGTGCGGAGTTTATTTCCCTTCAGCAGGGGACGCATTATTTGACCAAAGATGTCAAACGCGGAGTCGGCCAGAGGTATTGGATCAAGGCGATCGATACGTCCGGCAATTATTCCGTGAATGCCAAAGAGGCGGTTGTAACGATCACCGAGATTCCGTTCAGAAATATCATCGCGGAATATCAGGAACAGCCGCTTTGGGCAGGCGCGATGAACAATACCGAAAAAGCAGGCGAGTCGATCGTGATCACGGACGGGGTTATGTCCGGGACGTATATGACACCGGTCAGGGATTTCGGATATGTGGCCAGCGTCTATATCGGGATCGATGTGATCGTGTCTACCTCGCTGGGCAGGCGGTTTAACAGCGACGGGGTGACAAAGTTCAATGACAGCCCGTCATACCGGTTTACCGGGCAAGAAACTCTGCGCGCGGCCAGTTTTCGGATCCGCACGTCAGAGGACAACATCACATGGAAAGACTGGGAGGATTATCAGCCCGGAGATTATTACTGCCGGTACTTTCAGATAGAGCTGACGCTCTACCGCGAGAATATCGGCGATGAGATCACCTGTTCGACGTTTCAATATTTCGGCGACCTGCCGGATGTCGATGATTACGGCAACGATACGGTGGTGTCGGCGATTGACGGCAAACAGGTGTTTTTCGGCAAAACGTATCACGAGGAGCCGAGCGTACATATCGAAATAAGAAGCGGCAACGGTATTTACTCGCAATTTACGGATAAAAGCATCACCGGTTTTACGGTGAAGCTGTATGACGCTCAAGGCGTGCCTCAGACGGGAACGTTTGACTGGCACAGCCACGGGATTTAGGAGGCGCGATGGCAAAGGAATTGATTCCATACAAGGTGGTGATCGAGTTCGAGAATGGCGAGTTCTTGAACGGAGTCATTTTATATAAAGTCAATGACGGCGGCATGATCAGCCGGATCAAGAGTATCGGGATCAAGGACGCGTCGTTCAATAAAACAACCTTGAACGGTTTGTTGCAGAAATTCACCAAGCATGCAAACCAGTCGGAAGGAGTAATCGATGGACAAGTTGATCTGTAATAAATGCAAAAAGGAGATACCGGACGACATGGCGTATGTGTCGGTTAAGGGCGACATTATTTTGCGTATGCCGAAAAGGAAGCCGATTGTTTTTACCTGCGCCGAGCAGGCGGAAAACTATGCCCGGCAGATGACGCTTCATGATGTCTGTTGGATTCAGATGCTACGCGAGCACGGCATCGAGCTTCACGATATGAACGTGGTTGCCGAGGTGTACCAGAAAAGAGAGGTGGCCGATGGCTTGGGACAAGACTAAACCGGAAAACGACATGCTGTTGATCAACTTTCCTCCGGCGTGCCGGGCCAACTGGGACGCGCTGGAGCTTTTGACGGACCCGGCGCTTCAGATCACCAATGAGAAAGTTGCCCCGGGTGCCGGTATTGAAGACTCGAAGCTGGCACAAATAACTTCGGCCAGCAAGGTGAGCGGAACGGCTTTGACCGGCCTTGCCAGCGTGCCAGCGGCGGCCGGTGTTCTGCCTACAGAGAATTCGCCCAATAAATTAAAAGCTGATGTCAGCGATACAACACCGGAAAATCTAGATGGACTTATCGATACGGCTATGTTTCAGGTATCGGCAAGCGACCAGTTGCAGTTGAAGGACAGCGGGGTTTCGACCGCTAAGCTTGAAAACGGCGCGGCATCGCCGGGCAATAACAAGTATTACGGAACGAACGCTTCGGGAACAAAAGGTTTTTTCGATAAGACGGCGGTTTACGCCTCTTAAGGAGACTCATGGCTCATAAAATGCCGCCAAAACAATGCTCATCGAATACACCGGCTTGGACGGACCCGGTGCTTACGGATATGTCCACGAAGGTGCGCAAGGTGCATATCGATGAGCTGAGGTCGTTTTTGAATGCCGAGTTTGTCCGGCGCGGGCTTACGCAGGCGTCTTTTACGGACCCCACGATTACCGCCTTGGTGACGGAGATCCGAAAGGTGCATGTTGATCAGCTCCGCACCGAATTGGCGGCTTGCAAGTCCGGCCGGGGCGAGTCGGGGTATTGCCCGCAAGACGGTTCCGGATGCATGGATTTCACGGATCCAACGATCACCGCGCTTTCAACAGAGGTCAGAGGAATACACTTTCGGCAGATGATGCAGAAAGTTCAGGCGCTCATGACCGGCTGTATCTGCGAGACAGAGCAGTGTCAGTATTGCGCAGACTGCGGATATCACTATACGACGTGTTCGCACGCGGGCGTGGCGTGTGACGATCATAAATATTCAGAGTGTCAGTATTCAATAAATCATTATTGGAATTGCGCGAGTATAAATTTACCGTCGAGCGCGGAACATCCATATAAATCAGCAAATCCTCCTGTTGCGTGGGACGGGTATGTGCCGTGGGATTGGTGTGTATATACGCCACCGGGATCGAACTGGGGGACATGCGAGTATTCGGGCGGGCATAACCACAGCGCGTGGAATTGTAAATGTAACCCTTATTCATGGTGATGGAGATGTTTCAAGATCAGGCAAAAGCACAGGAAGTATCATTCAGGATCGCGCGGCTGGAAGGTGAGAATGCCATCAGCGAGCTGGTGAATTGGTGTCGGAATAACCTCGACGAATTGACCGTTCAATGTTTTACGCATAAGCGGTTTATGAGTGTTCAGGCATTGGTTGATGTTCTTTGCGAGGTTTATCGGGATCTGGGCGTTGAAGGCGACAAGGGGAATGTTTCGGTCTTTGTTCTATTTTTGGCCGGTAAACACAGGGACAAAATTTACGCTTCGCACGTTGTTGATCTCAACGATACGCACCGGCAGATTCTCAGGGACAAGCTCGGGCTGGATATCGAGGAGATCGAGCCGGGATTAAGCAAGCTGGATTGGAGGACGGATGCCGGTATTTGAGCTTAAGAACAGCAAGGCGAGCGGCGACTTGCCGCTACAGTGCCGGGAAGTGATCAAACGGTACAAGTCCGAAGGCATGTTCGATATCGGTTCGATAACAGACGGCAAGCAGGAATACACCACGGTTTATTTTTTGATGACGCAGGACTGCAATCTTCGTTGTGCCTATTGCTATCAGCCCAAGGAGTTCAGGCAGAAGGATAGCGGGATCACGCGGGAGGTTATCGACGCGGCTGTGGACTGGGCTTCGTGCACGTTCGATGAGAGGCGCGTCAAGTTCAGCATATTCGGCGGCGAGCCGTTCTTGAATTTCCCGATGGTGCAATATCTCTGCGATACCTATTGCATGTACCGCTATGTGGTGACAACGAACGGGCTGGTTCTTTTGAATGATCCCCAGATCCGCGAATGGGTCTTGAAGCATAAATACCACCTCAATTTGAGCGTCAGCATATCGGCCTTGCGTGGCGTCTTGGGCGAGGGGTATCTGGATAAGGCAGGCGCGGTGCTTGATCTCGTAAAAGCCAACGGAGGCGACGTTCATTACGTGGTTGATGACCCACAGCGGCCGGGGATCTATGAGGAGATCATCCGGCTTTATGAATACGGCGTGCCGGTGGTGCGGATATCGTCGGCCCGGCATTGGGATCTGGTCAGGGACAAGAACGAGCAGTTCAAGGAATTGTTCAGGCGCGTTGCGGATTACGTTTACTTTTCGGGCCAGCCGAAGTTCGGACGGAGCCAATGGGATATTGCGTTAAAAAACAACATTTACCGCAAGTTGAAAGG